GTCTTTAATGCGTAGAAGGCCGGAGCTTCCGCCATAGGACGAATGAGATCCTTACCATCGCTCGGCCATTACATCGGCCTCCTTGCGACTCAGCATCTTTTTAACGGTGACTCCATTAAGAGTCACGCGCCATCGTTCACCAAGGTTTAGCTCCGGCATTGCTACTCCTTACAAGCTAACCGGGGTCTGAACTTCGACCGCGAACGCCTGATTCAGGATCGTACGCGCATCGTATTTCTTCCACCCAATGGTCTGCCGTTGATCGAGGGGGTCAGCAGTACCCGCAGAGCCGAGGCCCTTTCGGATAATACCACCGTTCCCACCCGCGAGATTCAATCCGCCAGCCGCCTCTTTACCGACGATGAACACCGAGTAAATGTCCAAGAAGGACGCAGTATTCTTCAGGTCAGTACCGGCAGCCGTCACACCCGTCGCCCCGGCAAGGAAATACCCGTTCGGAGAAACAAGGTAACGCACGCCGTACTTGTCAGCTCCACCCTCACCAGTGATGGTGGCAGAACCGTTCGCATAATTCACCGGGAGCACGAAGCCCTCAGTGTGGCGAAGATCGAAGTACACACGCTCGTCAATCATACCCCAGTATGCAGGCATGATCGCGGACGTACCCACCTTCTGACCGGCGAAGATCGCGGGCACAAAGGTCTTGGCTTTGTTCACGCGAAGCAACCGGATCGCCCGATCATACGTGTCACGGTCAGCAAGCTGCGTGACAGTCGCCGTCGAGGTACCGTTCGGCCAAACCGTATTCGACAACCCGGCCCACATATCGCGGTACAGCTCGTCGAAGGTTTCGCCCATTTGCTGCCCGAGCAACTCGGTGTTTTCCACCGACTGTGCGTCAGGCTGCGTGTCCATCACCATGTCAGTGTCTTCGATGAAGTCACCGTACGGCTGAATGGTCATTGAGACTTCGGCCTTGGTCTTCGTCTTACCCGCAGGCGGGTTCCCCTCAGTCAGAGGAGTCTTCGCCAGCCCAAGAGCGTCGTACCGACGGAAGATCATGGTCTTACCGTTCCGGCGCGAGAGGCTGTACTTCTTCACCGGGACTTGGTGAATCAGGTCATAGGTAGCGCGGACGAGCAACAGCGTATTGAAGACGGACTGAGTCGCGTCAGAGCTGGTGGTGTCCGTAAATTGGGAAGTCACGTTTGTCGGCATAATATCAACCGCCTTTTATTTTCTCGATGTAGTCATTGAACGAGGCAAGGTCGGTAAACTTAGGAACCGCGTTGGTTCCCTTGTTCCCCTTGCTTCCCCCTCGATTACCCACACTAAGAACCGTATTGACGGTTTCCTCCATGTTGGTGATAAGGTCTTTACGTACTGCGCTAGGGTCACGTCCCACTAGCTTAGGATTCTTGATGATCGCCAAAGCGGTCGCAATCATTTCTGACATTGGACCCAGCTTCTTCATCAGCGTAGGATTCGCGTCGTACTCCTTCTTACCGGCCTTCCAAATCGGACTGGCTTCGTTGGCAAGGTCAGGGAATGCCTTGTCGTAGATCGCCTTTACGTTGGTCAGCTCCAGCTTGATTTGAAGAACTTCCGCATCCTCGTCAACTTTGGACTTCGCGGCTTTCTGCGCTCGAACGTTCGTGGCCTTCGTCAGCAAGGCGGTCGCCTTTTGTGCGCGGGCAATACGAGATTCGGCTTCAGCCTTTGCAGCCTCTTCGCCACTCGACTCGGCAAGTTTATACGCCGTGTTCGCCGCAATGAGTTCCTGCGTCCAGTCGTTTTGCAGCCGGTCATAGTCCGTCTGCGCCATCTCTGTGAGCTTTGCGACTTGCTGATCTTCGGGAGTCTTAGGCGCGGCCTCTGCCTGCTTTTTCAAATCCGCGATTTGCTGTGTCAATGCCGCGACCGAGTTGTCGCGCTCTTTGTTAATCGCTCGAACTCGTTTTAGCTCTTTGGTTATCGCGGTAACTTTTGGATCATCATTCTCTTCTTCTTCCTCTTCTTCCTCGGCGGAAGACGACTCCGTTTCTGCATCCTCTTTTGCAGGATCTTTCTCGTCCTTGTCCTCGGTTGATTCAGATTCTTCGGCGTGCTCTGCGGGAGCGTCTTCCTTTTTTACGGGTTGACCAGTGAGGGCCGCAGCGAACTCCGGCGAGTTAATGTCCATGATCTTACCTTCAAGAAACCCATCTTCAACTGCCATATGCCTCCTACGCCCGATACCCCGGCGACAGGTGTGCGCGACGACCGCACATAACGTCCGTGGATCACTCTGGAGTGAGCGATCCTTTTCGATCTAGGTGAACCAATGAACGAGCTAGCGTGTTAATCGCTAGCTCTTGATACGTGTTACCGTGCGGGTCTTTGTCTTCGTCAGCCGCGAACGGCGCGAAGTGTAGATGCAACAACTCATGTACCAAGGTTATTTCATAGTCCTTCTCCTCTCCCTGAAATTTTACGTAAGACAACAAGTCTTCCGGCATCGGTAACTCGATGATAGAATCCTTTGAGTCTGTCCAGTGATGGTTCGAGCCGATCACATTCGCGACCGACATTTCGCATCTCCGGCGAAGACTCAGTTCGATGTTCCAATCCTGCAATCGGAGGACG